CATTAAAGAAGAGAGCAAAACCAAGAAGGTCTTATCATTTGTTAGGATTAGCTCCAAATGTTAATTTTAATGTTTATGAGACCAACTTAACATCGATAGTTAGGACGATTAAAGAACGTGTTTTTTATGTTTCCGACGGTTTAGGAGGGTTTGTCACCCCCCCAAAGCCAGAGGAAAAACATGTTCAACAGTATTGTGCAAAATTCATTAGTGAGTTCAATAAGAGAGTTCATACTGTCTCCCCATTAACCAAGAAGCAATTTCTTGGGGCCTATGACGGACGCAGGAGGACGATCTATGAGAAAGCATTTGAATCATTGCATGGCTCCCCATTAGTAAAGAAAGACTCGATACTTAAGTATTTCTTGAAAGTGGAGAAAACCAACTTTACTGCTAAATCGAACCCCGTACCGCGGGGGATTAGCCCACGTAATCCTCGCTATCATGTATCGCTCGGTGTTTTCATAAAACGCATTGAGCATGAAGTGTATAATATCGTAGCCGACATATTTGGTGCAACTACCATAGCTAAAGGGCTCAATGCACAACAGAGGGGAAACCTTATGTTGAGCCATTGGAAGACCTTTACAGACCCTGTTGCAGTCGGCTTAGATGCTTCTCGTTTTGATCAGCATGTCAGCGCCGAGATGTTAGCGGTTGAACATTCTTTTTACAAGAAATTCTTCCAAAACAACAAAGAGCTCGATAGGCTGCTCAGATGGCAAGTACTCAACCATGGGTTAGCCCGAGTAAATGACGGTGTAGCAAAGTTCAAGGTTAAAGGTACAAGAGCTTCCGGTGACATGAACACAGCTTTAGGAAATTGTTTACTGATGTGTATGAATGTTTATTCATACATGCACAGTGTAGACTTAAAAACCACCCAATATCGTTTGATAAACGATGGGGATGATTGTGTTCTTATTATGGAACGCTCACACTTGAATAAACTAGTGTCATTATCAAAGGAATTTATTAAATTAGGATTCAACATGAAAGTTGAACCACCCGTTGATGTATTCGAGAAGATTGTATTTTGCCAAGCTCAGCCAATCTTAACTCCGGAAGGTGCAATTTTAGTTAGACAAATCTCTGTTAGTTTAGCCAAAGATTGCATGTCTGTCAAACCTCTTGATTCCCTTGGAATCTTTAAGAAGTGGACAGCTGCTGTAGGTAAAGGTGGAATGTCTTTAACAGGGCAATTACCAATCTTACAGGACTTTTACCAGAGTTTTATCAGAAGTTCTGATGGTTCAAAACCATTAGTTAACGACCCTTCTCAAGAGACTGGTTTAAAACAATTATCGAAGGGAATGAAAAGAACGTATGGTGCAGTTAGCACCTTGTCGCGTGTCTCCTTTTGGAGAGCCTTTGATATTGAACCTGCAAAGCAACTAGCAATTGAGAGTGAAATACAAAAGATCACTATTGTATATGATCCCAAGTATCCACTCTCTACACACTTCAAGTACCTATAGGTACAAAACGTAAGGCAACATTTTATGTTGAAGGGAGGTGCCCCTTCGTCCCCAACACCGTAGTATCACTTGTAACAAAATAATAAAAGCAATCACAAACAAATTATAAAATTAATAAAAACACAAAAATATTTCAATTTTCTACCAAATTCTTAAACCGATACTGTAGATTGAACATGGGGTCCAATGATGTAATTGACCAAAACTATAACTTTAGTGCTAATCAAAATGCCAAGAGACTGCACGGACCACCTAATAAAGTTATCATTGGATGTACAGTCCCCAAGTCATAGGGTATCCCATACTATGACAACAAAACAACAACAAAGACGAGCCCGTAAAAGGCAAGTTCAGCAATCAATAACTAGACAAATGAGTCAAGTTGCAA